GTCTCAATCAGCTAACTTACTTGAGTGGCAGAACGCCTCAGGAACAGTGCTTTCTTATATTGACAATTTAGGTAACTTTTCTGGCGGTGTTACTCTACAAGATTTAACTATTTCAAACAAGACAGCAAATTACACTCTTGCACTTTCTGATAAAAATGCAATGATTGTTGTAGATAGTGCATCGGCAGTAACTATTACTGTTCCAGATAACTCATCAGTAGCGTTTCCACAAGGAGCACAACTGCATATTCTTCGCAAGGGGGCTGGAACGGTTCAAGTTGTAGCCGCTGGCTCTGCTTCTGTGGTTGGGGCACCTGGATTATTCCTACGTGCTACAAACTCAGCTGCAACACTTATTAAGTTAAACGCCTCACAGTCATTTGTACTAGTTGGAGATTTGAGCACTAGCTAATGGCGTCTATTTCTGGAGTTGTTTCTTCTTCAAGCAGGGAAGTTCCTTACGGTCCTGCTTCCGTATCTCTTGCTGATTACGGCATTGGGCGGGCGTACAACAACGCCCGTGTAGACGTAACTTTTCCTACACCCGTGCATGACGGAGGGCTTCCAATAACGGGGTACACAGCATCGGGCTATTGCACCACACACCAAGTAACTCATACAGCTACGGGCGCGGGTTCTCCTTTAACCATAACAGGTTTTGGTTCAAGCATATCTCCAGTAATTACAGTAACCGCAACAAACGCTATTGGTACTGGACCAGTTAACCCTTTGCTTATTACTAATGGTGTTTTTACAACAACTATTCCTCAATCGGTAACAATTGGTACAGCAACCGCTACTGGTGCCGCAGGAACAGTTTCTATAGGGTTTACTCCAAACGGCACTGGTGGAAAAACTGTTACTTATACAGCAACCTCTAGTCCTGGTGGGTTTACTGGCTCAAGCTCAGGGTCTCCTATTTCTGTTAGCGGCCTATCAAATGGAACGGCATATACCTTTACAGTTGTTGCATCTAACGCAAATGGTTCTGCTGCAGCAAGCGCGGCATCAAACGCGGCTACGCCATACACCTATGTAGCACCTACACCTACTCTTTTTCCTCCAGGTTTTCAGTCGGCACCTGTTGCATCTGCAAGCGGAAATTCTGTAACAAGCACATCTGGGTCTTGGGCAAACGGAAACGCTACCTCGTTTATATACAGACTATACATAGGGCAATCAGCAAGTGGAACGTTTGTAACTAACAGCGCTCAAGTAACTCAAACATCTTTTACTTTTACAGGGCTTAGCTATTCAACTAATTATTATGTACTTGTTGAAGCCTATAATAATGATGGTAGCAATAGTGCTCTGTCTAATACAGCTACTACTGGAGCTGCGCCTCCTGTTTGTATTACTCCTGGAAGTATGGCTGGTCGAATAAGTGCTTCTTACAACACTTCAACACAAACTATTACGTGGTCTTGGACCGCCCCTACCCCAGCTTCAACTGGGCCCTGGTACATCTATAGTATTAACGGCGGTCCATCTTATACGCAGCTCGGTACATCTATAACATCAAGCGCTGGTTACGGTACTAATAATACTATTCAAGTTTATTCTAGTGAGTTTTGTAATCCAACGTGGAACGATGGCGGAACTGGAAGTCTTACATTCTTAACCCCTTCTAACCCAGTAACTGCTCCAGGAAGTATGGCGGGACTTGTTTCTGGGTACTACGCGGGCGCCGCTTATTTCAATTGGTCTGCTCCTAGTGGAACAGCGCCTTTTACTTATTACTACAGTTTTAACGGGTTGTCGTACACCTCCACGTCAGGTACTTCAGCAAGTAATGCGGGAGCATCAACAATAACAGTTTATGCAAGTAACACCGCAGGTTCTGGAACAACGGGAAGCGCTTCTGCGGAACCTGCTCCTGTAGCTGCTCCCTATAGATATTATTGCACCACAAGTGTGCAGTGTGGTGGTACTGGAAATTGTAGCTATAACGGAGGAAGTACTAGCAGCCAAACACAATCAGGCTCTGGCTACAATATTGCTTGTTCATATAACAACACTGAAACATACCCAGCTTGCCAATCTACTGCGGCAACCGCTACTTGTACTGGAAACCTGAGCTGTTGTAGCGCGGGATTAAAGTATCAATGTACTGACTACGACGTCAATAACTATAATAGTGTTAACTACTGGCAGTGCTACAGCATTGGGCAGTGCGCCGCTAACTCTGACCCATCTGGTGTCAGAACTAGCTGTTGTCCACCGGCGTGTTAGGATAAATATATGAAATTAAATTACGCCGATATTGACTGGAAAATGCCAGGAGTAAAAGCACAACGTGTCCCAAACGGGCTTACCTCAGATTGGCTTGTCTGTGTTATAGACGGAGAAGTTGTAAAAAGTTTAATTTTTGACTCTTTTTTCTCTGAAACGTTGTTAACTGCAACTTCTTTTAAAGAGGTCGTTACAACAGATGGGTCATTTTGCATAAAAATTACCTCAAAAGACAATAAAACTACTGAGCTAACTTGCAATGAGATGCTTTACGCGGTTTTATTGTCAGAGCCTCTTATTATTAAAATTGACCCCGCTATCCATAAACATTATCAAATACTTGGAGAGGGATGGCTATACGTTGATGGAGATTTTGTTATCCCTGGGGAGATGGATTAATGAGTAAATGGGATGAATATAAGGCTAAACTTGGTGACACACGCCCTTGGGACTTACTGAACCCAAATACAGAGTATGTTGACAAAGAGGTTTCTACTAAACGTTTGGACATCTGTAAAGCGTGTCCACAGTTAATTAAATTAACTAACCAATGTAAAGAGTGTGGCTGTTTTATGAACATAAAAACAACGTTAAAGCACGCCGCCTGTCCGTTAGAGAAATGGTAATTTAAAATGGGTCGTTACGGCATTGATTTTTACGGTACAGGGGTACGTTACGGTAACGCCGCTCTTGTGCAGTTTAGTGCTGCCCCGTTTTACACTGTACCAAAAGCATATGGGACTATTAACGTAATATGGAATACTCCAACAGGTGCTTGGACTAAGTTTAGATTAGTAAGAAATAAATACGGGTTTCCAGTAGACCCTGACGACGGCACTGTTCTTATTGAAAAAGACAACGTAAGTTTTGAAGAGTATTTTGAAGATTCTAATTTAGAACAAGGCAGAACCTACTACTATTCTATTTTTCTTCTGCCCGCAAATGTGACTGACTGGCTTAGAGCCGGAAATGCTTATGGAGTTTCAGTAAAAGACTTTAACACACTTGACAGAATGTGGAGTTACCTCCCTATTGTTTACCGTAATACAGACTTAGTCATTTCAAACCCTGCTAGCGGTACAACTATTTACGACTATACAAATAGTAGAGAAAACGAAGACCTAAGAAGTCTTTTAAGTATTTTTGCTTTTGAATACGACCTAGAAAAAACTCTTGCGACAAACCTAATGTACTCAGGAGATACAACTTACGTTGATGGTCGATACATTGCACCTATGATGCAGCAGTTTGGTTTAAAATTTGAACCTGAAATTGGACTACAGCAATCTAGAGTCCTACTAAGAAACGCCATAAAAATTTATAAAAATAAAGGGTCTTACTCTGGTCTAATAACCTATCTAAAAGCTTACACAGGTTGGGACTTTGACGTTGTGCTTGGAAAGAACTTAATGTTAGACATAAACGACTCTTCGTTTGAACAAAGCGTAGGAGCCTGGGTTTCTAGCACCGCAACATTAACTCAACAACAGTCTGGAGTAATAGCAGCTCCTGGTGGGTCTGGAACTCTTATTGCTTACAATGGAAACGCCAATTTGCCAGCTACCTTTCCTAATTTACAAGGGTACTTGTTAAAAGTAACTACAACAACTACAGGCACTATTACGTTAGATTGTGGGTATTACCCATCCCCTAAAGCAACAAACGGAATACCAGTAAAATCTGCAAACATTATTGGTGTGTCTAGAGACGGTACTTATGTAACGTATTACACAACCGGAAACAATTTTGTAAACGGAGATAAGGTAACAGTTACTGGCCTCTCCACATCAGCGTTTAACCTATCGAATGCCACAGTTTACTCATCAACTGGTTATGAGTTTAAAGTTGCAAGTACCGCTGGTGGCAACTACACCTTTAGTATTTTTGGCGTGTCTGCTGCAACTGCAAGAACGGCTACTCTGACAATTAAATGGCACGATTTAGCTGGAAATTATTTGTCTACAAGTTCTGCTGGAACAGGGGTCTCTTTACCAGTAGCTGGTATGGCAAATGGAACAGCGGGTCAACTAACAGTAAGTGCTGTTGCTCCGGTTAACACCGCATTTGCTACTCCTTGCATAAATATTGCTAGCGCAACAAGTGGTCAAATTTTTTATTTTGACGCGGCTATGTTTGAAAACTCTAATGCAGTTACAACGTTTGAAGACTCTCGTTTGATTAAAATTACCTTTAAAGCCTCTAGAATTAATGAGCTTAAAAACCCTAACTTTACTACAAACACACAATGGGGAATAACTAACGGAACTTTGGTATTAGGGTCCTCCCTTAGCCCAGCACCTACAGCGTTGTCTGGTGAAACCTTAGTTGCAAAACCAACAGCTTCTGGAGATGTAGTTATAAACTCAGAAAACGTTACAACTGTTCTTCCAAACACAACATATACCTTTAGTGTTTACGCAAAATACTTTAACGCAACTCCTTCTGCAGCAAACGCTCTTACAGCGTCTATTTCATGGTACAACGCTGGAGGGCTAATAGGGTCAGAACAACTTGGTACTCCACTTACAACTGGAAATTTGACTAGCTTTGTTCGACCAAGTGTTACTGCTACAAGTCCCTCAAATGCAACCTACGCAATTGTCAGAATTAAGTACCCAACAACAAGTACAAGCTTGTACCTAGTCTTAGATGAAGCCTTGTTTGAGGCAAGTGCCTACGTCAACTCTTACTTTGATGGGGATACTGGGGTTACCTCTTTAACAAACCTACTTTGGGAAGGCGGGGATATTAACGCCGACGCCGCTAGAAGCCATTACTATAAAAACCGTGGGACTATTCAAGGCCGTCTAATAAGCGACCTACCTAACTATTTAACCTTAGGAAGTCAGTTCCAACTGCTATTTGCAAAACCGTAGTAGGATATAAGCATGTTTGAATTTATAATTGCCGCTTGTTTCTCTGCGTTTTTTTTGGCCGTAATTGACCAGGTAGTAGAGTTAAAGATGTTTAAAGCTTTAGCCTCTTTAATATTTTCGGCTGCGGGCCTTGCTTTATTGGGGGTGTCCGAAATAGGTCTTTTTGTTGCATTAACAATATCTTCTGCTTTTTTGTCTCTTTTTGTTACAGTTGCCGCAGACCGCCTAACTACATTTAAACCTGCAATAACGCGCCCAACTAGACCAGAGTAGAACTTCAGGTATAGTCTGCGACTCCACCGTCCTAAGGAGTCCACATGGCAGATTACACAGTATTACTGGCAGGTAGTGGCGCGACGAGCAGAGCAAATGTTGAAGCCCTGATGTCCGACCATTACTACGCAAACGGCGACCCAAAAGCCCTAGTTCTTTCCTTTACCTCAAAACCAAGTCAAGGACAGGTATGGGCTGCGCAGCAAGCTAAACAACAAAAGATTGAAGTAATTGTTTACGCAAACTCTGGTGCTTTTTTAGACAGCATCTCTCACGCAACTATGGTCGAAACCGTTAAACCTATAGATGAATCTATTAAGGCATTCAAAGAGTCAGAGGTTTTTATCCTCTGGAGTGACGAGGACCCTGATTGTGCAGACGCCCTTGCTGTCTGTAAAACCTACGGCTTGGCGTCTTACGACCTTTGCGATGGGTTGTCTAAGATAACTCCTGCCGATGAGATTAAGCGCTCCTCTACACCTGTAATGCCTGCTAGTGAGGCTTCTACGGAAAA